TCGGCGGAAGCCGTGGCGGAGCTTCTCCACAAGCCTTTGTACTCCGTGGGGGTCGGCGAGCTTGGCACCAGCACGGACACGCTTGAGAAAAAGCTGCGCAACATCCTTGACGTCGCCGTCATCTGGGACGCCGTGCTGCTGCTTGACGAGGCGGACATCTTCCTCGAAGAGCGCGACGAGCACAACATCGAGCGCAACGCGATGGTGGGCGTGTTCCTGCGCCTGCTTGAGTACCACAACGGCGTGCTCTTCCTCACGACCAACCGCGTGCGGAAGATCGACCAGGCGTTCTACAGCCGCATTTCCGTCGCCCTGCACTACAAAAAAGAAGGCAAGGCGCAGAGGGTGTGGATGAATCTTCTTGGCGCTGCCGGTCTCAACCCGGAGTGGGCTGCGGAGCTTTCCGCCTACGACGTGAACGGCCGCCAGATCAAGAATTCGATTCGCATGGCGATGACGCTCGCGAAGTCCAAGGACCGCGAGATCAACATCGGAGACCTCAAGCGTGCCGTGACAGCCTCGCTGAACTTCGAAAACGACATGAAGAACACAAACAGCAGGCGTGCTGCGGGTGTCCCCGAAAAGCCCAAGGCAATCAGGCGCTCCCGCAAGCCGAAGGCTAAGGCTGCCGCTGCCAGCGGGTTCCACGAATGATACTGTATGATGCCATCATGGTTTCGCTCATTGTTGCCTCGATGGCTGTGGCGGTTTGGGCTATTCGCCAGATGTCCAGGGCGGCAAAGGAAGGCAAGATCAGGTGCACCGGGAAGGTGAAAATTGAACGACCTGCTGGAGTGGATAAGCCGAAATAATGAAGCCGCGTTCTGCCTCGGCGTTTTCCTGCTGATTTTAACAGGGATAGTCACCAACTTCTTCGTGCGGATGACGAGATCGATCACCGGGAACTACCCCCCGGCATCCCGGCTGTGCGACGCAGACAACCCGTGCTATTGCTGCCGGGAAGGCATGTGCGACCCGGCTTGCCGCTGCTCCCCAAAGGAAGACAGCGACGACGAGGATGACGCAGCCTGACAACCGACCCGTTTTTGCCCACGACCTGAGTATTTACAGGGTATGGGCGAAACCATCCCCTTCTGGCAAGAGATTCGCCGCAGCCTCATGGTGCGCGGCGACGGCTGGAAGCCGGTCATCGAAGACCTTCCCAACCACATCAGCGCGGCTGAAGCCAAAGAGCTTCTTCAATCCCCAGACCAACTGACCCATCTCAACGGCGTGGGTTCCATCGCCGGGAATTGGGTAGAGACCTCGTTGGACAAAGGGATTATCCTGCCTGCTCTTTCCAACAATGTTTGGGGATCAGATGTGCTTACCATCGAAAACATCTCTCTTCAGTGGATTTACCGCTTCATCGTCGTTGAGGGCTTGGTGGAACACAACCGCACGAAGCCCATGGCAACTTGGCCTCCGATGTTCCTGCATATGACAGAGCAGGGCCTCCATTTCATGGTCTATATGACGAGCCTCCTTGTCCTCATCGAGGAGGGAATGGGATTCAGCATGTTCGACAACACCGAACCCGCCGTCAAGGAGCGTGTTGCCAAAGCCTGCGAGCTTCTGCATCCCAAGGCGCAGGACTACGGGGAAAGCTTCCGCAGGCATGGTCTGCCGGGCATCCTGCCCCGCCTGTGGGACAAGATCGCAAGGTATGCCCAACTCAAGGCGGACAACCGGGCGGGGAATTTCGAGAAGAAGGAAGACAGCGCCCGCGACCTTCTTGGGTACAGCATCATCGCCTACTCCCTGATGCTGGAACTGCCTGGGGAGCTACGGAAGTCCTACCAGCCCACCTCGGTCTACGAGACCGACAGCAACGTGATGGAGGGTGCGGAATGGAGGAAGGTTAAGTAAATGGCTCAGTGTGGATTCACTTACGGAAAATGCGACTGTATCGCTACGACCACCCTCACCAAAATCGACGGGGAAGTAGTGCAATTTTGCGAAAAGCACCGTGACGAGATGATCCGGCGCTTGAGAAAGATGGCGGAAGACGGTGTGGCGGAAGCCGACCATTGGTTTATCCTGAACAAGATTCCGATATGAGCCACCGCTGCCGGTTCATCATCGGGGGCCACGGCGAGCAGAGGATCGTCGATTCCGTGAAAGTCGGCGTCAGCCACTACGATTTTTGCGACGCCCCGGCCTCGATCAAGCGCGACGGCGTCTGGCTGTGCGCCGAGCACTATGACTTCATCGAAGGCAATGCCGTGAACTATGTCGCTCAAGACCCCAACTGGCTCCCGATAAAGATGCCAGATTCCGCTTGGGAAGATTAGCCTGTTGAAGATTAGCTTGTCTGTGGTAGAGTGACCTATCCGGGGACATGATGGGCAAGCCTTACAAGCCTTACAAGCCGTACAAACTCAGGAACAAGCAGATCGCCGCCGCGCTAGAAAAACACCCCGAGTTTAACTATAAAAAAATTGCCGCACGTTTCAGAGTCAGCGAATTCCTTGTCGGCGCGGTAGCCAAGCGGGCGGGGTTGCAGCACGGGCGTTTTGGGCGCTCTCGCTCCGGGGTTTCGTCACTGCTGCGGGCTGCCAGCATTCCTAAGCACGTGGAAGGGTTACGCCGCCGTAGAGCGAAACAGGAGAAAAGGATCATCACTTTCGTGCAAAGGCACCCAGAGATGACCTACGCCGAAATGGCGGAGGCCTTCGGCGTGAAAAAGTTCGCAATCGGAAACCTCATGTACAAGAGCGGCATCCGCCGCAGCCGTGTCAACCCGGAGGGGCTTGCCGAGAAAGTTCAAATGCTGAGGTACATCAAAAAGCACCCCTTAGACTCATACTCGGATATGAGCCGGTCTTCGGGGTGGAAGACGAGGGAATTGGCGCAGGTGGCAAGGGAGGCTGGCATGCTCCGGGGCAAGGGTCATGGACCGTCGCACAATTATGGACGCCCCCACACCATAGCCACTCGTGGGTACCTCAGCCGCTTGCACCTTGCTCAGAGAGAAACGTTTCGCAAGATCATGTTGAAAGTTTGGGATGCAGCAGGGGATGGGTATCGGGAGAAGTTAAGCCGCCTCATGAGGTCGCGCTGGACACCACAGGCGCGGAAAAATATGTCCTTGATATTGTTTTCCATGTGGAGAGCAGCCAAGGTATAATGCCGTGGAGCGGCCATGACACGTGAGCAAAAGAACGAGAAAAGGGCCCGCGCCGAGTTTGAATTGTGGGCTAAGGAAGGCGTCAAGCCTCTCTGGTACCCGCTTGAGCAGTGCGCCAACGGCGAGTACGTCTCGCCGTTCACCCAGCATGCCTGGAGGGCGTTTTTCGCCGGATGGAACAACAGAAATGCGTAAAGGAGAGGACATGCTGAAAAACCTGCAAAACAATGACGGGAACCCGACCAAAGACCTGCAAGACAGCGACGGGAACCTGACCCTGGAGGCCAAGGCGCAAGCCGAGGAGCTTGTGCTCAAGATCGCCGCGATCTGCAAGGACTATCCCCCCGCCCTCGTGCTGTTCGTGCTCGAAGCCGCGTTGACCGAGCAAATCAGCATACTCGCCCCGCCGCTGAGCGAGCTTTTCACGGATACGATGAAAGCGTTCAAGGACAAGGCAGTCCTGTTGCTCAGCATAATGAAACTGCTCAAAGGCCTCAAGGGCGGGACGGATGACGTCGGGCTGGACTCCCCCCAAGAACCGGAACCCCAAGGATCGGCATCTAACTGAGTATGATGCCAGTCGCCCTGATCGGCTCCCCCGGCTCCGGCAAAGGCACGCTGGGCAAGCTCCTGGCAGCCTACTTCGAAGTCCCCCACATTTCCACGGGTGACATGCTGCGCGACCGCATACGACGCCGTACCCTGATCGGTCTCCTAGCCAAAGAAAGCCTCGACAGGGGCCTGCTGGTGCCGGACGACCTCTTGGAAGACCTGATCGCCTCCCGCTTGCGGAAAGACGATTGCGGAAACGGCTACATCCTCGACGGCTACCCCCGCACCGTCCAGCAAGCGGAATGGCACTACGCCCACTACGGCCACCCGCTCGCGATCCTGCTCGACGTGCCGGAGGAGGAGGCTGTCCGCCGCATCGCCGCACGGAACGAAGGTCGCCCTGACGACAACTCGAAGACCACCGCCGAGCGCATGGAGGCATATGCGACGCGCACCGCGCCGCTGATCGGCTACTACAGGCGCGAAGCCAAGCTCCACCGCGTGGACGGCACGATGGGCATCGACAAGGTTTTCGAACAAACCAAAAACTTGGTAGAATCGGAAGAACGTTTTGCGATTGGGTGAACACAACATCTTTGCTTGACGAACCAACCATCACCGTGAACGGCGTCCGCCTGACCGGGGGACAAGCTCTGACCGTGCGCGTAGCGCTCGGCAACATGCACCTGTGGTTGAAGGAGCATGGCGATGATGTTGGCAAGCCGCTGGCAGAGGGTTATGCAGCCCGAATCGAAGAAATCTACCGCTTGATGGGGATCGGTTCCTAGTTTTCCTGCTACTCCTACCGCTCGCTAAGATCGTGTAAATAAATACGCAAATCTAGGGTAGGAGCAGACCTTCCCATGATCGTTCTGACACAGGGACAGCAGACCGGGACGGCAGACCTCGCGATCCTCGTTCGCGACGCCTCTGGCAACCTTGTCGATCCCGTCTTGATCAATTACACCGTGTACAAGCTGCGGGATTTGGTGCCGACAAAGCCCACGGTTGCCTATGAATATGACCTTTTGCAGCCGCTCAACATGGAAGGCGGACCGCCGCTCCCCCCCGAAGGCGCTACCTTGGCTTTGCCCCCGCAGCAGGTTCCCACCCGCGCCAGCATCGGGACTTACTATGCGCAATTCACGATCCCAACGACGTGGAGGGGCGTGTACAAGATCGTGTGGCAGCTTCAGGAGTTCCCCAAAAACTGCCCGCAGAGCTACGTCCACATGGACTTCATCGTCCAGACCGTCGATCCGGCTGACCCGGCGTTCGAGGCACCGTCGATGATCATCGGCAAGCAGCTTTCCATCGCCAGCGCAAGGACGACGCCCGCGATGTACGCGCAGGCGATCCGCGTCGTGCGCGAGCTTCTCTCGGACACCAACCCGGACAGGAACTACCACTTCCGCCCGCCGACGCCCGGCAAGGTGGTCTCGAACTACACGACCCGAGTCGGCTTCATCTGGCTGGACACCACGATCCTCGTCAACCTCGCGACATCGATCTCGATGCTCAACGTCTACAACCCGATGAACTACTACGCGTGGACGCTGGACACGATCCCGATGGACTGGGGCAACATCGCCGCTCTCGAAGCCGCCGCGCTGTGCCTGTCGGGCGAGTCCGCGAGGTGGGCGGCCGACGAGTTCAGCTACTCGCTCAACGGCGTGTCGCTCGACATCAACAAGTCGGCGCTGTACCAGTCGCTGGCGCAGACGTACGGCCAGCAGTTCAACACGATGGCACCGCTCGTGACGGCGAACCGCCCCGTCAGCGCGGGGTTGAGGCAGCAAAGGTGGCTTCTCGGATAGTGACGTAAATCATTATTTATCAATAACTTACAAAAAAGTGACGGAAAATACGAACTTCCGCAGTATTAGACAGCGGAGGCTCAATGTTCGTCTATTTGATTGTCAACGACGTGAACCTGAAGATTTACGTCGGCAAAACTACAAATCGAAACTTGAAGCAGTATCTTCAAAGTAAAATTTCAGATGCGTTGGGCCGTCGCTATCACGGTCGATCTCATTTACTCGCCGCTATACGGAAGTATGGACGCGACCATTTTCATATCCACCCACTTTTTGAGGGGCAGACTAACAAGGAGATTTGTGAACAAGAGAAAATTCTCATCAAAGCACTTGGCGTTCAACACTCAGACATCGGTTACAACATTTGCCGTGGCGGCGAGGGATTCACCGGGTTGCATTCCGAGGAATCCAAAAAGAAAAACATTGAGAACTCTCTCCAAACTTGGCAAGACCCAGAAATCAGAGAACGTAGAATAACGAATCAACGAAAAGCCCGTGAAGAACGCGGCGGTTCTTTTCTCACAGACGAGTCGGTTGAAAAAATCAAAGCCGCCCGCGCCGAGCAGGATGAATCCGTTCGCATCAAGGCTGTACAGAAGTGGGCTGCTGAGCACCCCGAGGAAATGTCCACGTGCATGTCCCGCGAGGTTCATGTGCTCGGCGGCAAGGCAGGGTCGCATGAAGCCAAGCGCCGAGCGGGATTGCTGGGCGCAAAAGCTGGCAGCGTGAAAGCCCGGCACGTGCGCTGGCACGTCAACCGGGGCAAGCCCAATCCGGGTTGCTCTCTTTGCACGACTAGCAGTTTCCTTTTCTAGGAGGGACTATGACTCTTTCCAGGAAATCCTCGGAAAGCATAGACCTGTGGGGATGGAAGTTCGAGAAGTGCGCCGACTGCGGCAGCCCCGCCCGCGTCCGCTGCGACGGCGTGTGGCTGTGCGGAAAGCATGTCCGCGAAAGTAAGGAGTATGTCTATAGACAATGAGCATGGTCACTAACCTACTTCTGATTGATTCGGGTATAACCTCAAGTCATGACCTCTGGTGGGTTGAGGACCCCGGGGCCGTCAAAGGTTACAATGTGTACCGGGCGTTCGATCATCCCTCCAACTGGCAGCGGATCGCGGCGAACTGGAGGGGGCATTTCTACCGAGATATGACGACGTTGATGCAAACAACGTACACAGTCAAGCCGGAAGATTTCATTGAAAAAGGAGAAACGGGACAGTGGGTGATCCGGCTCCCTGAGACGCCGTACACTACCGTCAAATCGGGGCGTGTCACCGTGTCCAACAGCCCGGATGATGTGCAGATCGTCACCGATGGCGTGGTTCGCCGACCGACGTCCGTCAATAGCTTCGACCGCACCGTGACGATGCTGGTGGACAACACCTTGGCTCCGGGCGGGGCGGTGTCCGACACCGCGCAGGCGAACACCGGCAATGTCAACGTGACGGACTACAACGGCGTGCAGGTCTGGCAGGCGGTGTTCAACAAGCTTACGAACTATGTTGACATCTACGCGTCGTTCAACCGCACCTACTATTGCTACTCTGACGACACCGAGGTCTTTACGAAGGACGGATGGAAGCTGTTCCAAGAATGCCAAAAGGACGACCTGTTTGCCACCCGCAAAATTCAAACCAAAGAGTTCGAGTGGCAACAAGCCGATGGGTTCTTCAAGGCGCGATACGACGGAGACTTGGTACACGTACACGGGCAAAGCCTCGACCAGTTAGTTACTCCTAATCACAGGATGCTGGTCAATTCTTTGCCGGACAGAATCAGCAGCAGAAAGAGACCGAGGAACAAACAAGAACATGTAATTGAGGCGGCAAGTTTGGCCGGAGCCAGTTCTACCAATACAGGCATAGCAACAACGTCTGTGTGGACGGGAAAGGAGATTCAGGAAAAAGTTTTTGGCGGCAAGCGCCGCCGTATTTTTGGACCGGTACCGCGCAAAATCGTCCTGACTGGAGACGACTTTTGTGCCTTCATGGGTATGTACTTGGCGGAAGGCTCCGTGCTGCACAACAACAAGGGCTTTACAATTTCTCAGCCGTGCGACGTTCGCGGTTCTAGGGAACTGTACGCCGCCCTATTGACTAGGTTATTTGGGGGTTGTGTAACGCTGGATGACAGAGGATTGGTGGTGCATTCGGTAGCCATGGGTGAGTATTTGCGCCAGTTCGGACATGCGCACGAAAAATTTGTGCCGGAGGAAATCCGCGAGGCTACGCCCCGCCAACTTGAGGTTTTCTGGAAGTATTATTACGCGGGAGACGGCGCTGCCAACGGGGATGGGTCGGGAACACAGCAGACGTTTACTGTATCAAGGCGCTTGGCTGATCATTTGACTGAGATCGTGCAGAAGATGGGTAGCTCCAGCACGACCTATATTAAGCTTGCTGGCGAAGATGAAATCCAAGGGCGCAGAATTTCCTGCCGCCAAGGATATTTTGTGTCCCGCCATACCAGAAAATCCGGCTACACCGCTAATTGGAAAATCGAGAATGTGGAGTACCACGGGGATGTGTTCTGCGTGTCCGTGCCTAACATGTTCCTGTACGTGCGCCGTAACGGGAAGGCGTGCTGGAGCGGGAATACTGTCGTGCCCATCGGCGAGAAAGGCGAGCTTCACAAGCCCGGAGAAAAAGGCACCGACGTCAGGAACACGCAGGAGATCGACAAGATCGACTGGGTCTACGAGGAGATGGTGCGCCGCAACGAGTACCTCTTCCAGACGACGGGGGAGCCTGCGCTGTGCTTCTTCCGCATGTGGCGCGGCGAGGAGTGCGGCTGCGTCTTCGGCAGCCAGCAGCCGAAGACCGGGTGCCCCGTCTGCTTCGAGACCGGGTTCGTCGGCGGCTACATCGGCCCGTACGACTTCCTGTTCGTCCCTCCCGACTCCGCGCTCAACCGCATCCTCGACGAGGGCGGCATCAAGACCACGAGGACTTCCCGGAGCTACATGACGCGCACGCCCATCGTCCAGAACGGTGACCTGATCCTCCGCGCCAACGGCGACATCATGGTCATCAGCGACGTGGTGTACAAGATGCCTCGCGGCATCATCTTGCAGCAGGACTTCACCGTGGAGCTTCTCGCACCCGGCGACACGCGCTACCTGTCTGCGCAGGCGATGATCCGCAAGAACTACAGCAGCCTGCCCACGCTCTACAACCCGGTCGTGCGCCCCGACCCGGAGGACGGCAAGGGCACGGGGCAGCCCGTGTTTGACCCGCGCACTGTCCCGGCGATACCGGGTGGCAAGGACTGGGAGAACCCGAACATCCCGGTAGGCAAGACCGTCACCTTCGCGAAGATTGTTACATGATGACTTACAAATTTTGGATAGCTCTGGCAGGACTCGAACCTGCGCCTTCCGCTTTAGTCAACGGTGCTCTTTCCTTCTGAGCTACAAAGCTATCTACCCCAATAGATACGTTGGCTCGTGGAGTGCCTATTCTGGACGGCACCAATCCGTCCTGTAAATTCTGCGTAAACCTGTAAAAACCCATCTATCGTACCCCTTCTCAGAGGAACCATTATGTCTTTTGACCCCACCGATCTCGCGGCAACGCTGTCCAAGACAGCCCGTGTCCTTGACGAATCTGACCTTCCAAACTCTAACCCCGAGCTTCAGTCCATGGTGGGCGACCCAGACGACGCGAGGATTTCCACGTTCGCGCAAATGAAGCCGAATCCCGGCAACATGCAGCTTCCTAACCCGCTGTCCCCGGTCGAGGGCGACGAGATTTTCTTCGCTTACATGCTCCCTGGAGCGAAGTTCCAGGCGCACGACGGCAGCCAATGGAATATCCTCGACTACCCGTGGCAGGGAAAGGTGCAGATCGAGAACGTCTGGTACCCCCGCATCAACGCCCAGGTCAGCTTGAATGACATCCGCCGGTCCATCGAACAGTGGGTAGAGCCGGTCCAGCAATTCGTGCCCGCGCCTCCGCCCGGCGTGGACTACGGCGCTCTGCCTGTCAAGATCGTGGACGGCCCGACCAACTACGGCCGCCCGGACGAACTGTCAACCGGAAGCCCAAGGTCGGACGTGCCCAGCGGCTGGTAACCCGGCTTGTGGACGGAAATCCCCAAAGGCACATACGAGACGCCCGGACCGTGCTGGATACCCCGTGAGTGGGAAGGCAGGCAGCACAAGCCTGCCATCAAGTGCCAGTGCGGCAAAGTCTGCTACATCGGTCTGCATCACGTCCATGCGGACGGCACCGTGACGGCATCCTTCTTCGACATGCAGGCCGACTCCTTCACGCACGACGGCAAGACCTACAGCCACACGCCGGGCTGCGGCTGGCACGTGCACCTCAAGCTGAAGGACTACGACTCCGGCGACTTTCCCCCGGAAAATGCATAAGGAAAGCCTTTAGGTAGGAGCCGAAATGGTTGATTTAACTGGGGCCAATTTAGTCGCGTACCTCCTGCGCATGATCCGCGACATCGTGGAGCGGAACCCGCGCTGGAAGAACAACCTCGGCGAGGTCACGTTCCCGGCGAACACGATTATCCGCTGGGGCGACGTGTGGGTCTCGATCACCAGCGTCACGACCTCCGGCAACCGCCTGTCGCCCGCGTACTTCATGTGCACGCAGGTCGGCCGCGCCATCCTCGCGAAAGTGGGGGACAAGGACGGGCAGTTCATCGAGTGGACCCGCGAGGTCGATCCGACGCAGCAGACCCCGGCGTCCGGCGTGTACTACCTCAACGTTGACTTCTTCGACGACCGGACGCGAGACCTCGGTTTGACCGTCCACAAGTACCGCTGGGTCGAGGGCAAGCTCAAGGAAGCAACGGGCACGGTAGTCTATTTCGCCCCTGGCATCGACCTCGCCACGGTCAATTTCTCGGACTCCGCCACGAGCACCCCGGTCGCCGCCACGGTGTTCAACCAGACCACGGGCGGCTTCGCCTATCTCATTACGCCGACCCAGCAGCTTGCCTGCACGTACAGCAGCGGGCTGAACTTCCCGGCATGGAACGCAGCCCTTAGCTACGTCCCCGGCGACCAAGTGACCTTCGGCGGCGCGGCGTACATCGCGGTCGCGTACGACACGGGGACGGCTCCCGGCACCGATCCGACCGTCTGGACGCCCTACAGCGCCGCCGTGCCCCTTGCGGGGCAATCCCTGACGCCCTTGACCGACTTCTGGTACCAGCGCGAGCAGAGCGCCGTCATCGTCCAGAGCACGGTGTCCGGCACCCAGCTTGCCAACATCCCAAGTCCTTATATTTCAGTGACTTTGACCGACCAGTCGGGCTACGTCCTGCGCCCCGGCCTCGACTACGTCTTCCAGGGCCCGCAGTGGGTCATGCTGTCGCAGTACACCCCGGCTGGCTCGACGATAATCGCGAACATGGTGGTTAAGGTCAATCCTGCCAATGCCATGGGGGTCATGCCGGAGGATTACCTCCAGGTGGACTTGCAGCCGGGCGAGGCGCTCGCGCCGGGTCAGGTCTTCATCCACACCCCGGCCGGGACGTTCACGAACCCGACCCCGCAGCCGGACGGCTCCCTGCTGATCCCGCAGCTTCTCCAGCCGGGCGACTGGCTCCGCTGGGAGGTGCGCATCGACTCCGGGCAGTTCAAGGCGAAAGCCAAGAAGTGGGAGATCAGCAACCTGACGCAGGTAGACCCGAGCACGATCAAGTACGCCCGCGTGGACGCGGAGGGCAACAGGCTTGCCCAGCCCGTGACGGCTTCCTTTGTGCAGAACGCCGACCCGTCCGAACTCACGGGAATAGTCCAGGTTGACGCCGGGCAGCCGCTCCTCGTGGGCGGGCGGCAGAACCCGCTCTTGCCGGGCTTGCGCCTTGCCATCGGCGACAACGTGGTGGTGGGCGACCAGTGCGCCGTGATCGTAAGCCCCGGCTTGACGGAGACATACGAGGTTTTCGGCTCGAAGGAGAACCTGTCTTTCACGCTGGAGGTCAAGGCGAACGACTTGCAGACCGCCTCCGACCTGTCGGAGATGATCAAGCGCGAGATTCTCGTCATGCGCCGTATTGATACCGAGGCGGACGGTCTCACGATCTTCGAGGCGACGCGCAGCTTTGCAGGGCAGGCACGCGACGCCAGCGCGACCGCGCCGAGCTACATTTACACCGTGAACGTCAGCGCCAGCGCCGATTGGAAAGTCTATGTGCCCTTGGTGACGCGCCTGACCCGCCTCGAAATCACGGAAGTGGGGGCGCAAAGCGATTTTCTGGGCAAATTGCAGATGTCCCCGAGGATGAAGGCCCTCGGTCAAGAGACGTTCATTTTTACCCCTTGGTACGGGTAAAAAACTATGGCGACCTACGATTATCAATGCCAAAAGTGCGCCGCTGTCCACGAGCACATCTGCCCGATCAGCAAGCGCCCGGAATCCATCAAATGCCCCCGCTGCGGGGGGGAAGCCGAGCAGGTGATCCTGAAAGCGCCAGCCCTGAGCACAAAAGGCTCTTCCAACATGACCCAAGACATGGCGATTGGCTACGACGCCGAGAAGCGCTGGGGTCGCATTCATGCGAAGAAGGAAGCCCGCGACAAGATTCGCCGCGAAAGCGGCAAGGCGGGGTTGGAGTTCAAGGACGGGGCCTTCAAAGCCCACGACCGCAAGCTCGACTTCGTGAAGACCCCCGAGCCGAAAGGGGGCTAGCCAGCAGCTTGTTCACTATCACAGCGAAAAAGGGACTTTCAACCCCCTTTTTAGAATCGCTTCTATGCGAGGAGTTTAAGACAAATGGCTCTATTCACCAGCTATGCCCCGCCCGGCGTCTACACGACCGAAGTTTTCATCGCCAACACAGCGACAATAGCGGGCACTGCCCGCATCCCGGTCATCATCGGCGAGGGCGTCCAGTATTTCACGACCAGCAACTATGAATTGTTCCGTGGCTCCTCCCCGGTGCAGGACGACCAGTCGGTCAACGAGAACATCTCCGACCAGGTCACGGGCCTCACGCAGGGCTTCAACACGACCTTCTACCCGGTCGTGGACGGCACGGGCAAGGGCGTCGTCACCAACAACCCTGCGCTCGTCCAAGTTCAGGCGGTCTACTCGAACGGCAACGTCGTCCCCGTCACCGTCATCAGCCTGAACGGCGCGACCGGCGCATTCGTCACCCAAGACATCATCCCGGCTGGCACAGACCTCACGATCACCTATTTCTTCAAGCGCGGCGACACGCTCGTCACGGACGAGGATCACACCGTTGACATCCCGCAATACGCGACATTGACCGTGGGCGAACTGAGTCCCCCCGGCAGCAACGTCGTGCTCAGCCTCACGGAACCCGGCTCGACTGGAAACCTTGTGACGCTCCAGTTCGTGAGCGGTACGGCAGTTCCTGACGCGCAGGCTGTCAACGGCGCGGGCACCGACGCGATCACGATCAACATCAATTCGAACTCGGCGTCCACTCCGGTTCGCACGCTTGCGAACCTTGTGAGCCTTGTCTCTGCTGGCATCCCGACCCTTGACGGCGGCTACCTCACGGTGAAGTCCACCTCCGGCAACGGCATTGCGCTGCTGACAGCAGGGGCGGCAAGCCCGTTTACGGGCGGCAGCGGGCAGGGCAGCAACACAGTTTTCCAAGTCAACAACTTCCCAATCGTGGACGGCACCAACGGCGGCGTGACCACGACCAACCCGGCGCTTGTCGCCGCTTTGGTCAACGGCTCCCCTGTTGTGGTTGCGGCGGTCAACGGCGGTGCTGGCCAGATCACCCTCGCCAGCCCGGTGGCATACGGCTCGACCCTCACGTTCACCTACTACTACAACACGTGGCAGAACACGTTCGACTTGCTCCCAAGCTCGAATGTCGCCTCGATCATCGAGGTCGGCCTCGGGCCGAACCGCACGGATTTCGCACAGGGCGTGGACTACGTCCTCGGCGAGGCATACGACAAGCTGGGCAACGTCGTGTCGAACACGGTCAACTGGGGCAACAACGTGAGCGAGGCGGTCGGCACGTCGTCCGCTGGCGAGCTTGCGAACTTCACCCCGTCCGAGATTCTGACAACCCTTGTGGACGAGCAGGTTTGGCTCCGCCCGCTGTCCGGCGTCGTCAACGGCCGCAACGCGGTCTTCTCTATTCCTGACACGCCGACTGACGGCAGCGGATTGGGCCGCCCAACGGACAACCCGTCGCTCATCAAAGTCTATGTCGGCTCCGACCCGCTGGAGGCTTTCGAAGCTGGCGCGGTCGTAGTGGCGGCGCTCAGCGGTGAGGCGCAGCAGCAGGTCACCCTGTTCAATCCCCCTCAGCCGTCAAGCGGCGGCGGAAGCCAGCCAGCCCAGCCGGTGGGCGTGTGGGCATCCTACTACCGCAACACCTTGGCTTCGCACCAGTACACGGTTTCAGTCGTCACCCCCGGCTACGTCGGACTGGGCACTTACCAGATCGCCGACGAACTGGGGCGCATCGCCCCGCTTGTCATCGGCGGCGCGAACTCGGTTGCGCAGGGCGCTGCGTTCGGCGAGACCGGCATCATCTATCCGGGCGTGGTGTCGTTCGACAGCCCGTACCAGACAGGCGACGCGCAGGCGGTCGCCGGGGCGGCGGTGGACGAGACGATCACCCTCACGTTCAACAACGACGGCAACAGCGTGACCACCCCGGCAGTGCAGGCTCACCTTACGACGAGCTTCGGCTCCAACGGCTCGATCACCTTCACCGCGTCAGTTCCGGGCGCAAACGGCGACAGCGTGCAGATCGCGCTCGACGCGTCCTCCCTGAGTCCTGTCCCCGTGACGGTCAGCGGCAACCTCGTTACGATATACGCCAATTGGACTGGCGCGTTGCAGACCTTGGCTCAGATCGCGGCAAACTTCCCGTCCGCAGGGACGGCAAGCGGCGGTCAGGTTCTCGCGACAGTCGTGACGCCGAACACCACGAACGTGGCGACCACTGCGGCAGCCAACTTGGTTGGCGGCGCTGACGCGGTCTTCACCCCGGTCACGCACAGCTACACCGTCACCTCGACCAACCCGAGGGGTTCCGGCACTGGCGGGTCGAACATCGGCTACCTTGACCAAACGTACATCGACATCGTGACCGGATTCCGCGTCACCATCGTCAACCCGGCCGACCACGTCGCCTACGGCGTGACCTCGATCCCGGCAAGCTACAGCTATGGGGTGGGCGACACGCTCCGGTTCATCGTGAAGGCTGACGCCTCCGGCGCGAGCGCGGCGACACGCAACTGCGGCACCCCCGGCATCTCCCCGGCGTACAGCAACAACGCAATCGCGATCCCCGGCCTGAAGACGGAAGTAGTCTCGGACTACAACGCCACGACCGGCGACACGGTTGTCGTCAGCACCTTCCGTGGCAGCGGCGACGGACCGGCTGTCGGCACGTTCTACTATGTGACCTTCACGACGAACAAGGTCGCGAGCGACTACGCCCTCAAGCTTTACACGTCGGCATCGGCAGCCTACAGCAACTACGGGCAGCCTTCCACGATCAACCGCCTCTCGCTGGGCATCCAGTTGATGGCACTGAACGGCGTGCAGACCTTCGGTGCGATCCAAGTCCCGGTGCAGCCCGGCACGAACGTGGCTGCCTCCAGCGACTACATCGCGGCGCTCCAGCAGCTTACGAGCAACCTGCCCGGCCTCAACCGCAAGGCGGACGTCGTGGTGCCGCTGAGCAACGACCCGACAGTGCACCAGGCCTTGAGCCGCCAGTTGACGACCCAGGCGACCGCACGGTACAAGGGCGAGGCAATCAGCTTCGTGGGATACAGCCAGTTCACGACGGCTGCGCAAGCGAGCGCGAACGCGCAAAGCCTGCTCAGCCAGCGCGTGATCGCCATCGGCAACGCAGCGGCGGGCATCCTGATCACCAACCCGACGACGGGCGTCGCAATAGAATACCTCGTTGACGGACCGTTCATGGCAGCCGCGATGGCTGGCCTGAACTGCAACCCGGCAAACGACGTGGCGACCACGCTGACCCTCCAGAACCTGGTCGGGTTCAGCCGCCTGCTCATCACCTACGACAACCCGACGATGGACCTCGGGGCAGCGAACGGCCTGACCTGGCTGCTCGACAACAACGGCAGCCTGCTCATCCGCCACTACAAGACCACAGACCCGCAGAACACGCTCGTGAGCGAGCCGACCTCGACGACCATCGCGGACTACGTCGCGCAGCAGTTCCGCTCGACCTTGCAGCAGTTCATCGGCCGCAAGCTGGTGGACAGCCTCGTGACCGACATCACGGTGGTCAGCAACAGCCTGCTCAAGAACCTGAAGGATTTGCAGATCATCTCCGGGTACCAGAGCCTTGTGGTCATCCAGAACCCGAACGACCCGACCGAAGTTGACGTGACGGTCACCTTCGCGCCTATCTTCAGCTTGCTGTACTTGTCGGTGACGTTCACCGTCCAAACAAGTTTGTGATGAAAGCTAAGGGAGCCGGAGCGCAATGAAGCTAACGCCGATAGTAACGCAGGCGAACGGGATCATAAGCGTGGTGGTGCAAGCCTTGTTCGTCGGCGACCCAACGGATGCCACGGACAAAGCGAGGATCGCGGCTTTTGGCGACCCGGTCGTGAACATCGCGGGCAGCTTCGCCGACCCGAGCAACCCGTCGTTCACGTTCCAGTTCCCGACGACCGAGCTTTACGTGGGGATCACGACGCAGATGTCAAGCTACACGGTGCGATTCATGGAGGCGTTGCCAGCGCCGTACAACCCGAACCAGCCAGCCCCGATCCAAGGGCCGCTTGACTGCATCACGACAGACCCAAGCGAAGCGGCGCAGGCATGGGTCAATATCATGATCATGCCGGGCACGGGACGCATCGCGCAGGCGATGATGCTGCTCCGGTCGATGGTGCTGCTGCCGGTGATCCCGGCAACAAACGTTTGAGAAGGAAGTGAATGGCAAAGTCGAGGTTCATCGCCGGGCGCAGCAAGAAGTCAACGATCTTGGTGTCCAAGAGGACGCTTGAGGAAGCCGTGCAACGCGCCAACATGCTCGTCGAGAGCCTGATGGAGTCGAACCCGAGCGATCCCGAAATCGACAAGATCGAG